GCCCACAACGGCGGCGAGCGCACGTTCCAGGTGCGGTGGCTGCGCACGGATGGGTCTGCGCTGGATGCCCAGCCGCTGCGCTTCGCCACTCCTGCCATTGATGCCGACTACTTCTCCATCACCCTTCGCCTTATGACGGTCTGACCAATGACGATTCTTGCAACCGATATCAAGATGCGCCAATCGCAGCGCCTCACCGACAACCCTGATGGCGGTGGACGCATGGTCCAGGCCGAGATTGTCGATGGAGCGATGAACAACCTCTTCCCCGACATCGGTGATGAAGAGCGGACCACCGGCCGCTCCACGCTCCGCAAGATGTTCGTGCACGTGGACACCCCGGGACCTGATGTTCTGAAAGATGCGATCGCGGTGCTAATCGACCCACCGTCCGATCCGCGAGTGACGGTGACCATGTTCGCCACCGGCTCCTACAGCGACGTGCGCCTGGACGCCAAGAATCGCGTGGAGAGCTACATCACACGTGGTACCGAATCGCGGTTCATCCTGCTGGGTGACCACTTCAGCGGCCAGATGACCATTCAGGTCTACACCACCAAGGACGCACCGAGCCCGGACATCAACGACAATCTGAGCCTGCTGACGCTGGCGGCCTCGGGCCGCGACCCGGGGGAGCAGTACGTCAGGGTGAAGACCGTGCTTTCCCGTACTACCCGGACGTTTACCGATGACCAGGGCGCGTTCGAGCGCGATGTGCTGGTGATCGAGCTGGTCAACGCGTTGCTGCTCAACTTCTACGGCCAGGAGGTAATCCGGTACACCGCAACGAAGCCGGGCACCCGCATCTACGAGACCAATGTAGTCGATGCCACCAGCTACCACAGCGTGAAGCGGCTTACGGCGGCGGGGAAGCCCGGCGACCTGTCTGTGCAGATTGATTCGCCTTACGTCCCGATTGTTCCTACCTCGACCGCAGAGACCGCCGTGAGCGATGTTCTCGCTGGCATGGGGACGCTGAGCCACGTTCCTTCGGGGCCGGCCAACAGCCTGGCGCTGAGCTTCAGTAGCACTTTCGCAGCGGGAGTTGCGATCACTCGCTTCCTCGGGACGGGCATGGCCGTCGGCAGCGTGAAGGTGCTGGTGGGCAGTATCGAGCTGACGGATGACGGCACCGGCGGCTTGGCCTCTGCGGCGCTGACACCCTGGTCGGGCACCGTCGACTATCAGGCTGGCGCCGTATCAATTGTTCACGCCACCGGCGTTGGCAGCACCAGCGTTAGTATCACCGCAACTCCTGCCGGCACCATCCCAATGCAGGGCTTCACCGATGAGATTGCGGTGACCCAGAACAACCAGGGTATGGTCTGGTTGGCCCAGTTGGAGCCGCTGCCGGCGCCGGGCACTGTCGTGGTGGATTACCGTGCGCTCGGACGGTGGTATCGCCTGACCGACAATGGCCGCGGCCAGCTCGTCGGCAAGCCTGGGCAGGGCAGTGGAACCATCAATTACATGTCCGGGTCGTTGGTGCTGACGGCCGGCGCTTTGCCCGACCTGGACAGCAGCATCATCACTGCCTGGGGCACGCCGATCATTGCGGAGGCCCGTGCCGGTGACACTAACATCAAGCCGCCTGCACTGCGGTTCCTGCTGGAGCACGCAGGTGCGATCCCCGGCACTGTACGCCTCACGGTCCGGGTAGGGGGCGCCAGTGTAAGCGTGGTCGACAACGGCGTCGGTGGCCTGCTCGTCGGGTCGGAGCTTCGCGGTTCGATCACCTACGCAACCGGCGAGTGCCTCCTGCAGCTGGAGACGCTGCCAGACGCCAACAGCGTGGTGGCGGTGAGTTACGACTGGGGTGAGCCGCTTCATGCCGCGTCGCAGCCGGTTCCTGATGGAAACGGCTTGGTTTCGTTCAGCCTGCCGCAGGGTCCTGTCAAGCCAGGCTCGGTAATGCTTGACTGGGTTGTTACCGTGATGCGGGATGCCTATGACCTGGCTTCCGCGCCGCAGCCAATGCGCGTCATCGCGAAGGATGACGGTAACGGCAACTTGGTGGCTGTCTCGGTAGGTGACACGGCTGCTACCACCGCGCTAGGGGCCATCAATTACAGCACCGGCGCGGTTACGCTCCAGGCCGGCAAGTTCATGATTCGCCAGGTGTCCTACCCGCAGTACGAACTTCGCTCGGGGCGTTTGAAGGTGGTGGGTTATGGCCGCGTGGACGTGCTTGCACAGTTCTCTGCTGGCACGTTGATCTCGGTCGGATGGACGCTGGCGGGCGCCGGCTCGGAAGCGGCTGAAGAATCTCTGCAGCTTCCGCCGGTTTCCCTGCAGCTGACGCCGACCATCAGCGACAGCATCGTGCCTGGCAGCGTGAGGTTCAGCTTCCGTGGCCGCACCTACGTGGACCGCAGCGGCGGCTTGTACCACAGCGTCGACCCCATGACCGGGGCGGGTGTTTATGCCGGGACGATCGACTACACAGCTGGAGTGGTGAGCCTGACCCAGTGGTTGGCCGGCGGAACCAACAACGTGCAGATCCAGTCCTTGCTGGCGCGGATTGGTGACCCCGGCGTCGCCAACAGCTTTTTCCGCGCACCGGGCTCGCCACTGCGGCCGGGCATGTTCACGCTGCGAGCCAACCGCCTGGATGGTGAGATGCTCACGGCAACGGCCGACATCAATGGGGCCATCTCCGGCGTGCAGATCCGTGGGACTGTGGATTGGGAGAGTGGCGTAGCGAAAGTGCAGTTCGGCGAGCTGGTACCGGTAGCCGGGAATGAGGGTCAGCCCTGGTTTGATCCGGATCTTGTCGAGGGTGACCGGATCTGGCGGCCGACGCTGGTGCAAGCGGGGTCCATCCACATGGGAGCGGTGGTGTATCGCTCGATCCCGCTCTCCGAGGTCGTGATCGGCCTATCCTCCGTGCGCCTGCCGAGCGATGGGCGCGCACCGGCTTTTAAGCCAGGACAGACGGTGCTCGTTCATCACACCGCAAAGCATGTGGTGGCCTCGCCGCAGGCGAATCAGACAGTCTCCTTTGGCCGGGGGCGGGTGGCTGCAATCGAGGTGCGCGACGCGCTTGGTGCACCGGTGGATGCGGCATGGTTTGAAGCTGATCTGGATGTGGGAACGCTCAGGTTCAGTGATCCGCTGAACCTCTCCGCCTACACCCTGCCGATCACGATCAGCGAGCGTGTTGAGGATCGGCGGCTGGTGGTGCAACCGCAGATCACTGGTGAGATCGAGATCAACACTGGCCTGAGCCACGACTTCCCGGCAGGCGAGGCGATGATCAGCACCGCGCTGCGATTGGGCGAAGCCAATGGCTCGCTGGATCTACAGGCGAGGGTAGTGAACCTCTTTGATCAGGCGGCCTGGTCCAATGTCTGGGCAGATCTCCCCTCTGGGAGCGTCGCGCCTGGCACTTACAACGACACCGACTACCCGCTGGTGGTGACCAACGCCGATGCAATTACCGAGCGCTGGGCTGTAAGGTTCACTTCCGCGACACAGTTTGAACTGATTGGTGAGACGGTTGGCGTTATCGGCACGGGGAACACGACTTCAGATCTTGCGCCGCTGAACCCGCGCACGGGTCAGCCGTACTTCCGGATGCGGAAGGAGGGGTGGGGCGGCGGCTGGTCCACTAACAATGTGGTGCGCTTCAACACGGTCGGCGGCCTCGCACCCGTGTGGATGATCCGCACGACCCTTCAAGGAACGCCAGAAGGGGCCAGAGATTCCACCCGATTCCTTGTCATTGGCAACGTGGCGGGGGTGGCCCAATGACTTCTGTCGCCAAGGTTTATCGTCACAGCGATCCAGGCGCCCCTCAGCTTACCGGTCAGTCTGGGAGTTTGGTGGCATTGCTCGACGCGGTCCTGGTAAACGGATACGGTGTAGGTGCTGCAGCGAAAGCAGGGGCGGGCTGGGCATTACAGTTCTCGGGCACCAATAAGCGCGCATACCGTGGCAGCGCTGAGACGGGCTCCGGCGTATATCTGCGGATTGATGATTCAGGCGCTGACCCTCGCGTGGCGAGGGTCCGGGCCTACGAGACGATGACCAGTATCGATGTGGGGACAGGCCTCGCTCCCACCGCCGCGCAATCGAGTGGTGGAAGAGTCTGGGTAAAGTCAGACAGCGCATCGAGCGCGATTCGGCCTTGGGAAATCATCGCCACGGATACGGCGTTCTATTTCTTCGCTTCGCCCATTCCTGTTGCAAGCGCTGGATACGATGGGGTTGCGATCACTCCCTGCTTTGCGGGAGATATCAATTCCCATCGCGATGGGGACGCCAGTCGCTTCATGATTATGGATAACGGCTTCGATGCTTATACGTCTTCGGCCATCCCAGGGTTTACCGCGCCTGCAGGTCGATGGAGCGACTCGGGTGTCATGCCGTCGAAGGCCGTTGGGACACTGCTGCGCTCGTATACCCAGGAGGGCTCGGCAATACCCGCTGCATTGGCGCTCGCCACCTCGGCAGCCAGCAGCGCTCGCAGTTCGCTCGGGGGTGCCGGAGTTGCGTTTCCTGATCCTGTGTCCGGTGGACTGATGTTCGAACGGGCACTCGTAGTGGAAGGGGCAGGGATCATTCGCGGTTCACTGCCGGGCGTATTCGTGCCGTTGCACGAGAGGCCGTTCTCCGATGGTCAGACTATTGAGGATCTGGCTGGTCTACCGGGTACGGTGCTTCGAGCAAAGGTAGTGTACGCGGCGGTTGGTGCCAACCCGGCTGTTAATCCAATCGACCTTGGTCAACTTCTTTTCGATATGAGCAACCCATGGTGATGAGAGCGCTGCGAATAGGTGTCCAGCTCAGCCCCCGCTTCGTCTATCGGGGAAAGTACTATCTCGGCGGCGATCTGCCTGCTGACCCGGCGGATCCCTTAAGCCCCGATGGTCGAACGAAGATTCTCAACCAGCCAAGGAGCGTGCGAGTCCGAATCCTGGAGCGTAGGTCGATGCGGGTCGTGGCCGACGTGCGTTCGGCGAGCGATGGAACTTGGCGGCTAGATCACTTGGCAGACATCGAGTACCTGGTCATTGGTCTGGATGAGCGTGGCTTGGTGAACGCCGCTATTCAGGATCGAGTGCGCCCAGCGCCGATGACAGGACCATGACAGACGGGAGTTTTGTATCGCTTAATCTTGGGCCGCCGCCGTCAGGAGGCGGCGCCCATGTTTCGCTTAACCTTGGTGTGGACTGGTTTGTAGAACCCGAACAGCCAGTAATTCGTGGCCTGAGCCGCGCCGTTACCGTGCGCTGGCAGGCTGCCAGGTCGTTGCGCCTCCACCGAACATCTTCTTGGGGATCGTCTCCGCGCGCAGCGGTGGGAGCTTCATCAAGCTGGGGAGGAACTCTTGCGAGCCACTCTTCTGTGGTTTCGGGATGGGGGGCGTCGCCGACGGTCGCTGCCGCCACGTTCAGTTCTTGGTGCGGTCTGATGAGAGACGCGCGCCGAATGATGCCGTTCAAGTGGGGCTCAATGGGGCTTTCTCGCCGGTCCCTCGAAGCGGCATGGAATTCCTCTCTCGGGCGGTTGGGCATCGGATCGGCACTGGGCTGGCGGCAGTTGTTCTCGGTATGGGGCGGCGTGTCGCTTCCTTGGGATACCGGCTCTTCAAGAATCGCGCCTTCATTCCGTGGGGCCTGGTCCCATCCGGGCCTCGCGCGCCTGCACCGCCGGCTGCCTTGGGGTGGCGCCGGGCGAGTGGAATGGGGAGTGCGCCCGGGTGTCCCGCCTAGTCCGGATCCTGAGACGCCGTTCGCGCCAGGAGACCGGATTCCACTGAACCTGGGGTGCGACTTGGTGCGGGAAGCTGGCCGCTCGCCCCTCAATCTGGGCGTCACTGCTTGCTATGTGGTGCGCCCTCACCGTAGGACCTACGTCGTGATCAACACAGTCTCTCTTGTTCGCCTTCCAGACCGCACTCCCATTGAGGTGACCCGGATCTCGCTCAGTTCCAGTCGCGGCACATGGGGCTGGACATTCGATATTGAGTTAGCCGATCCGCAGCAGCTCGCGCTGCTGAAGCCCACAGCAGCGGGGCCCAGGCAGTTTGAGATCAATCTCAACGGCTACGTCTGGACAGGCATCATCGAGAGCTTCCAGAAACAACGAGAGTTCAGCGGGGGGGGCGTGCGCCTGAGCGGCCGCTCCCGGACCGCGCTGCTTGCTGCGCCTTACGCCCCAGCTCGGGTCAAGGCGACCACCGAGGAACGCAGCATGGCCCAGCTGGTAGCCGAGGAACTGGCCGACACCGGCTTCACCAGCCACTACGACACTGTCGATTGGACCGTGCCGGCTGGGGCGTGGTTCTACGACGCCAGTACGCCCCTGGATGCCATCAGCGCGCTCGCAGAGGCGAGTGGCGGCGTTGTCCAATCCGACCCCTCCGCTCTCGCCATGCGCGTGCGTGCGGCCTATCCCGCGAGCCCCTGGGATTGGCGCACGACCCCGCCGGACCATGTGCTGCAGGAGGACATTGTGCTGACGGAGAGCCTGCAGATGCGCAGCGCGCCCCTGTACGACGCTGTGGTGGTGACGGGTGAACTGGCCGGCAAGGGCGTCACATGCAAGGTGCGCCGGTCAGGCGAGGAAGGCCGCCTTTATGCCCAGCAGGTCAGCAGCCCGCTGATCACCGTGCCGGCTGCCGGCGCTGAGCGGGGCAGAAACATCCTGTGTGATCGTGGAGAGCAGGCCGCAGTCGATCTGACGGTGCCACTGTTCGCCCAGCCGCTCCAAGCCGGGGAGGTTGGGCTGCTGTTGCCCCTGGATCTGGTGGAGGTCGTAGGTGCTGACGGCACGTGGCACGGCCAGTGCGAGTCGCTGCGCATCGAGGTCTCGGCGGATAATCGGGCCGTGGTGATTGAGCAAACGGCAACCTTGGAGAGGCACTACACCGATGCGGACTGAACTTTGGGACCAGTTTGGTCACTTGGTTGCTGGCAGCCCGAGGCTGATCGCTACCGTCACCGCGCACAACTCCGACGGAACCAGTAATTTGACGACCTATGACGGGGTGCAGATGCGCGCCTTCGGGCAACTGCCGCTGGCGCTTCCCTACAACGTATGGGTACGTGGTGGGCGGTTGGTTGAGGCCGCGCCGAACCTTCCCCTTGTTGAGCTCACGGTTTGAGGCTCACCCGAGCTGACTAGTATTTATGGTCTCAACCTGGACGTTGACATCGGGGAAGGTCCTGGCCAAGTAACTATGCACAAGGTTACCTATCCCTAGGAACGCATCGTTCTTTGCGGCGATGCAGAGTATGCAGGTAGTCATTTTCTGGTGCTCAACTGGGACTGCCTCCCATGCCATTGCTAACCGCTTTCCGGGACCGCGGAAACGATCAACTGAGCCTGGTCTTGGTAGATAAACCACTTCGACAAAATACTGTCGGCTTCCGGCGTTGATGAAACCATCAATCATGAATGATGGCCCCCCGGCGGTGGACATGATCGCCGGTGCGGTTATGCTGCCGCCATATCGCTTGTGCAGCTCGACCAAGACCCTCTGTTCGGAAATGTACCTTTCGGAAGATTCCTTCTCGGAGGCTGTCTTGAATGCGGTATAGGCGTTGATCTCATTTGATCCTTCTCCTTCTCCTTCTCCTTCTCCCTCTCTCTTTTCGGTGGCGCCGTGTGGAGTGCCGTATGGCGCTTTGGGTTCGCGCACCGAGGACGCGCTTTCGCTAATTGCGCTATTTGAGGTTCCTTCTTTGGAGTCTACGGGACCTTCTGTGTTGGCGTATGCAGAGGCAGGCGAGACTGGTTCTGAATTCGAGGTGTGAATGGCCTGTGTGGCATTTTCGCCGTTAGCCGAGAATACTACTCCATGCATTCGTTCGAATGTCTCGTCGTTCTTGTAGTCGCCGGGCGCGTACAGAACCTTTGCTTTGAACCAAAGTACGTAGAAAAACAGTCCGACCAGCGCACACGGGAAGAACATAACAAAGAACATAAATACGACTTGTACTTCGCCATTCAGTCGAGGGAGGACCGCTGCGCCAGAAATTTCAGCAACTCCGGCGAATATCGCTATTACCGAAAGTGGGTTTCGAACCCAGCCGTGTTTAAGGGCCATTGAGGAAGCCGTCCCTGGTCTTAAATAGAAGGAGTGAGTATGCCAGACTCTCCCCGGATTGCCCCGGGGGGCTCGACGGTTCTCCGTCACGGCGGCTTCGCCCTGCCTCTGTTCGACTAGCTAGATGTGCTATTCAGCCCAGATCACCGCCGCCTATCAGAAGCTGGTCAGGATGACCGGCGCCACCCTGTCGCTTGCGGAGTTCGCCGTGCTCTACGCCCACGACCCGGGCAAGAAGCGGCCGAAGACCCCGAAGGCCATGGACGACGCCTTCCGGGCCGGCGCGAGCCCGGCCGAGCTGGCGGTGTGGGCCGAGGTCGAGCAGTGGAACAGGGCCGAGGCCACCATCCTGGAGCAGGAACTGTTCGCCAACCGGAAGCGCTTGGCCGACGCTGAGCGCGCGCTGCAGGTGAAGGAGACGAAGAAGGCCCGGGAGGACGTGCGGATCGCCGGCAACAAGATCGAGCGGGCCAAGGCGCGGCTGGCGGACCTGCAGCGCGTTGAGCCGAAGGACCGTGACAACCGCATCTTCCCCGGCGTCTACGCCCCGGTGATCATCTCCGAGGGCGGGAAGCTGGTCATCAAGCCGATGCGCTACCAGTGCCGCCTGGCCGGGAAGCCGGCCAACTACGACCAGCGCTTCCCCGGCACCTACAACGCCCGTCGCGACAGCCTGGAGAAGTTCTGGGCGCCGGCATTCGGCCACACCCACGGCCTGATGGTGGTCGACACGTTCTACGAGAACGTCGAGGGGCCGGACGGGAAGAACCAGGTGGTGCAGTTCACCCCGCGCACGGGCGAGCCGATGCTGGTGGCGTGCCTGTGGTCGCACTGGAAGGACCCGGCCGGCAAAGAGCCGGATCTGCTGTCGTTCGCTGCGATCACCGACGACCCCGAGCCCGAGGTGGCCGCCGCCGGACACGACCGGACCATCATCAACATCAAGCCCGAGCATGTGAACGCCTGGCTCAACCCAGACCCAGCCAGCCTGGACGCCCTGTACCGTATCTTCGACGACAAGCGGCACCCGTTCTATGAGCACCGGCTGGCGGCGTAGGGAACATCCGATGCCGCGCCGCGCTGCAGCTCGATGGCGCAGGGTGGGCGGGCAGGGCATGCTAGCCCTGCCGGTTCCGGGGCCGCAGGCCGCTCAACCCGGGGGCGCCTGAGAAGCGCGACGCCGGCACCCATCCCGAACGATTCAGGCAGGCAGCCGCCGCATTCGCAGGATGTGCGACTGAGGAACGTATTCTTCCGGCCATGCAGTCCTCCCACGGCTTCCGCACCGCCCCGATCACCTCTGGCTGGATCCAGACGGGTGAGCGCTGGGCGCTTTGGTACAACGGCCGCGAGACGGCCAGCGTCACTCCCGACGAGAGGCCAGGGGTGCGTCTGTCGATGGAAGGTCAGAAGATGTGGCAGGTCAAGGAAGTGCGCGCGGCCAACGTCCGGCAGGCGAAGCGTTACGCCGAGCGCTGGTGCGCGGCTAGGCTGTATCCCGAGCTGCCGCTGCGTGAGGCCGTCGCACGGCTGACCGACAGCACCCCAATTCGGCCGGAGCCGCCGCTGCCCGGCCTGCCATCAACCCGTGAGCAGCACCAACAGGCTCGGCGCCTGGCTGAGGCCGGAGCGAAGGAGGTTGAGCGGATCAAGGCGGCGCTGGAACCGCGCAAGCCGCCAGCGGATCCGAAGCCCCGCCCAAGGGACGCGCGCAAGGCGTGGGTGAGGGCGGGGCTCCGGGATCTGCGCGGTTGGTAGAAGGTTCCCGAATACAAGGCTACTGCCCATTGCAGTAGTAGGGCCTTGGCGCCCTGCCTCCTGAATTGAGCTCCATCTAACTCATTGACTACAACGCACAGTCCGCCAGCCTTCTAAGCCTACTGCCTCTTATCGAACCTTCGTGGGCAGAATGTGATAAAACCCAGCTTGCATGATGTGAGCCAGGGGATCATGGAAGGATGTTCATTTCTAGTGTGCGGGTGACTAATTTCAGGTCGCTCGTCGACTTGCACGTCGATTTTACAGTTTACACCGCGTTGGTTGGCCTCAACGATGCGGGCAAAAGCAACGTTCTTCGCGCTCTCAATCTGTTTTTCAATCAGGAAACTGATATTGATGAGCCGTTGGTATTTGAGAGGGATTTCTCTCAGAAGGCACGAGTTGGTAAGAAAAAGGCGCGAGAAATAGTCATTGAGCTGGAGCTTCAGCCTCCGGCGCACTATCGCGACGCCGAGGCGATAATTTGGCGAAAGGTCTACCGAGGGGGGCCACAGGATCCGTTCCCGGATGAGATTAGGCGGAAGGATGGGCAGCCCTTTTCACCGAACTCGAGAGTCAACTACTGGGCGCGAAGCCTCGCTTTTGAATACGTTCCCGCAGTTCGTGGGAGACCTTTTTTCAACATACTTAAGCGACGCCTTCATGCTGCTCTGGCAGCGACCGTGGCTGGAAAGCTCAAAGAAGCATCCGGGATGTTTTTAGAGGGCCTCCGCGCAGAGGTCGCAAAGATCGAGCAGGATTCCCTGCGCTTGCTCGATCTGAGAACAGAATTCTCCCTGCCGGAGGATCTTGGTGATCTATTTGAGGCACTGGAGTTCAGTTCTTCAGACGTCGGCGTTTTGACTGCGCTTCACAACAGAGGTGATGGCGTTCAAGGACGACACGTTCCACTTATTCTGAAATTCTTGGCGGAACAACGGAAGAAGAATTCTGCCAAGGGCAAGCCGGCTCCTGAAACAATTTGGGGGTTCGAGGAGCCGGAGAATAATCTTGAGCTTGCGAAGCAAGTAGAGGTTGCTCGTGAATTTGGGGAGTATTCAAAGGATGTGCAAATAATAGTAAGTACACACTCTCCGGCCTTCTACAAAGTCGCAAAGGATAGCGAGTCCGGGTCTATCCAATTTGCAGCTCGTATCGATGGGCGAACTCAGTTTCGCGATGAACCATTGCCCGAGGCCGTTGACGGCACCTTGGGGCTTATGCCGTTTGTGGAGCCTTATTTGGACCGCGCGGAAGTGGAGCGGCAGCAGGTGCTGCAGGCGCTGACGCAACTTCGGGATGAGGGCTTGCTCTACAAGGGTAACGCACTTTTCATTGAGGGCTCTTCGGATCAGGTCATTCTGCTCGGTGCGCTACAGGTTATGGATATTCAGCTCGACGCCAAGATCGAGGTCGTCGAGGGCATGGGTGGTGGTGCAAATTGGGTGGCAGATAGGTGTATAGCACGTGCAGCCTTGGCCGATGTAAGCGGCAAAACCGTTGCCCTTTTGGATGACGACGATGCGGGTAGGGCGGCAGCTGAGCGAATTCGAATGGTATGTGAGGCCCTGGGGCGGGCTGGAAAAGTGAGGTGTATTTTTGTAGGGAGGGATAATGGTGATGACCATGTAAGGTCAATTAAGCAAGCTGGTATGGGTATTTCTTGGTCACTTGACGAAATGTGCGACTTGTACGAATGGCGCGAGGCGGAGGGGAAGGGATGGCTCCAGCCCCGAACTGAAGAGTTACTCAGGCTTAACTTTCAGAAGCTCGGCGGCGAAATGACCCTGGCGCAGTTGATCGAGAATCGGGTGGCTTCTGAGGATCACCGCAGAATTGTCGCCAATTCGGTAAGGCCGGAGCGGAAAATGGCCTTCGCCCTAGCGGCCGCCGATACGATGGCGGTACTCGGGTACGTCCCTCCGTCTCTTGAGCGCCTGATAAAGCAGTTGCGGGAGGTGTTCTCGCAAGCTGGGTAGAAGGTGTCGAGTGGCCAAACACGGAGAGCGGGAGCTTTCGCCTCCTAGGCCACCAAGCCAGGGGCGCGCTGCTACGCTCCTCAAGTGGTCCCGCTTTCCGATGAAGGCGTTCGACAAATTGCTGGTGAATAGCGAGAATTTCGTTGGCCCTAAGGTATTTATCAGCCTTCTGATCAGCCTTGGAGCGATGATTTCCCAATCATGAAATTCACGAACCCGCTGCATGCTACAAGCATGAACTTCGCATCCACAAAAGTCAGGTTCGCTTCATCCATCAATGCATGGCGAATTCCTTGGGCGTCTGATGTGTATCCGTAGAGTGCGGAGAGACCTCTACGAAGTGCACTGTGCATCTCGCCTTTTCTCTCGAGAGCCGAGAGGGCGTCGCCCAAGCTGGCCTTTGGGTTGTTGGTGAGATGCTTGGCCATGGATTCTACGGCCGATATCGACTCCTTGATCGAATTTCTATAATCGGGTTTGATTCGATCCGACATCAGGATAAGCGCTGCGCGTAGATGCGAAGTCGCGCCGGCAGGTGTGTCTGCGCGATTTATCGCTTCTTCAATGTTGGATATTTCCTGAGAATCTGTGATAGGACAGAAAACGTTGTCGATCAGCCTGTAGCCTGACATTTCCCTTTCGAGAGCAAGGTTGATGCTTGGGAGTAACCTCTCTCGGAAATGCCTGTGTAGCACCGGCGTCAACGAGAACTCGAGGAATTCGTAAACTTTATGCCACTCAATCTCGAAGAAATACGCCCGAATTTCATCTGCTGCCCGATCGTATGCCAGGTGAATTTTATCCACCGGCTCGTGCAGGATTTCATCCCAGAGCGCGCGGAAGTACGGCATCAATGGCGAGCTGTGCGTGAACGCATCCCTTTTGCCTAGGCCGATTACGTTTGGTTGATACGCGTTCCACAACGCAACTCTCAGGTCCCTGTCCATATCATTGAGCTGGATCTCAACCCTCACCGGGGTTAAGCCCATTCGTTGCGAGAAGAACAT